ACTATCGGCGGTCAGGGCATCATCACGGGCATCGGGCAGGCTATCCCTATGGAGCGCCCAGGTGTCTCGCCTGACGGTGGTGGCTTCGGTGCGATGCTCGGCCCTGCTGCGCCACTCCTGCCGGCCCCCATCGACGTTGTGCTCGACGAGACGGGCCGTGCGCTTCCTCGTAAGTACGAGTACCAAGTAGCGACCAACCTGAACCTCACCCAGCAGGAAGTGCCCTACCAAGTGCTCAAGTCGCTCGCTGAGCAGTGCGACATCATCCACCGCGCCATCGAGATCCGTGTCGGCGACCTCGTGAAGCAGGATTGGTCGTTCGACCTTTCGGAATCCTGCATCGCCGAAATCATGGACGAGGAGAACTGCTCCCACGCAAAGGCCTCGCGTATCGGTCGCGAACGCTACGGGCAGGAAATCAACCGCCTCACCGCCTTCTGGAAGAACCCCTACACCCAGTCCGAGCGCTCATGGTCTGAGTGGCTCACCGAGGCGCTGTGGCAGGTGTTCGTCTACGACCAACTCTGCATCTACCCTCGCTACAACCTCGGCGGCGCTCTCATCGGCTTCGATGTCATCGACGCGCCCACCATCAAGATTCTGCTGGACAACCGAGGCGACGTTCCCCACCCACCGATGCCGGCTTACCAGCAAGTCCTCTGGGGCTTCCCTCGCGGCGAGTTCGTGGCATCCCCCGACAGCGACGGCGACTTCTACAACTCACCTGGCAAGTACGGGGAATACAAGACCGACCAACTCAGTGTGTTCGTCAAGAACCGCCGCACCTGGTCGCCTTATGGGTTCTCGCCCGTCGAGGAAGCCATCCCAGCCGCAACGCTCTACCTCGACCGCCAGGCGTGGATGAGGGCTGAGTATCAGTTCGGCTCTACGCCTATGACGTGGATGAAGACGAACTCGATGGAACTCACCCTCGACAAGTTGGCAGGCTACGAGCGCGTCCTCAACGACCGCCTCACCGGATCTACAGCCGAGCGCCACCGTATCAAGGTGCTCCCTGACGGCTTCGACCCCGTAGAGACCCGAAGCCAGGACGAGAAGTTCAAGCCCGACTACGACGAGTTCATCATCAAGCGTGTCGCCGCCATCTTCGGCGTGTCGCCGTCGGCTCTCGGTGTCATCGCTCGCGCCGGCCTCGGTGGTGGCAAGGGTCAGATGGAAGGCGAGGCGCAGTCCTCCGAGACCGTCTCCACGCGCCCGATGGAGAACTACATCGTCGATGTCATCAACTCCCTCTCGCGCCGCTACCTCGACGCAGACCTGAACGTCACGTTCGTCATGCAAGACCGCCAGAACGCCATCACCGCTAAAGATCAGGCCGAAGCCCTGCAGGTGGCGCTGTTCTCCGGTCAGAAGACCCTCAACGACGTACAGGGCGAACTGGGCCAGGCGCTCTACGATATGCCCGAAGCCGACGAGCCCTTCATCGTCGCCGGCAACGCCATCCAGTTCCTCAAGGGCCTGCTCACCACCGACAGCACCGGCGAAACCGTTGGACAGATTGGACAGCCAGATGTCACTGCAGAAAGCGGCGAAGGTCAAACTAGCCAAGACGCGCAAGACACGAATCAAGAAGGCGCGAACCAAAGCGGGCCGAAGGAAACTGACCTAAAGGCGCAGGAAGCCAAAGCCTTCGCCAAGTTCGCCACTAAGCCTCGCGCCCGTGCCTTCGAGTTCAAGTACCACACGCCCGAAGAGGCTGAGCTCCTGAAAGCGCAGATAAGCGATACCCCAAAAGGTTTGACTACTAAGGCCGCTAAGGAAGACCTACCGAACTACCCTGCCATCAAGCGACTGGCTGAGAAGCACCGCAAGGCGCTGACTGCCGCCCTCGCTGGCGCAGTCTCCGGCGTATCGGCTGCCATCGACCAAGCCCTGCGCAACGTGCCCCAAGACGCAAGCCCCGAGCTCGTCCAAGCGGCAGTGCAGGGAGCAGTCCTAGCGAACGTCAAGGTCGCCCCAACCGAGCCCGAGCAAGTCCTACGCCTCATCTACCAGGGCGCAGTCTCGCAGGGCTCGCAGGCCGCTAGTGCCGACGTTGGCGCTGAGGCAGTGCTCGGGCCTCGTGTCCAGCAGATGCTCAACCAAGTCGGCATCCGCATCAAGGGCATCAACGACACCACGCTCGCACGGATCCAGACGGCTCTGCGCGACGGTATCGCGAATAACCTGAGCGCCCACGACATCGGCACGGTCATCGGGCAGATAGTGGACAACCCGACGCGCGGAGACATCATCGCCTCAACCGAAGCGAACCGCGCCTACAACGTCGCCGCCCTCGACACCTA